GCAGCGACCACGCTTAGAGAGCAAGCTGCAGCTGAGAGAGGAAGACCTGGGACACCGCTTGGCGAGGGTGTCTCATTAGATAGTATGGGTCCGTCTGGTTCGCCGAGCAGCTTGCTTGGAGAAGCTTCACAAAATTGGGCTTACCTCGCTTTTAACGATAAATCTGAGTAAAGAAACGGTTCCAACGAAATACATAGAAATAGTCTGGAGGAAAATAACATGGCTAAAAATATTAGACTTACCCCCGCTCTTTTAAGAAAACTTGTTCTTCAAGAGAAGAAGAAGATTCAAGAGGCCCTTGAAAAGGGTGAAGAAAGTGTGGAGGATGTGCACGCTGAAGAAGTAGATGCTGGTGACGAAGCTGATTCACTTGAAAAAGATATCAACTGGATGGCCGCATTAAAAATTCAGGAGAGTATACTTAAGAAAAAGTACGCTAAAGTGCAAAAAGCAAAGAAGATTCTTGTTAAGAAAATTAACGATCGATAACCAACTAACTAACTTATTCTAGGAGAAATTGAAAAATGCCCAGTCATACACAAACAATGGTAGAAGCAGTCTCAACAGCAAAGGGGATGGGATCGTCGGATACTGCCACTGTCCAGGCATCGTTTCCAGCGTCTCCTATTTATAAAGGTGATTTAACAGATCAGGGAATCAAGGACGAATATCAGGCATTGGTTCTTGATGGCGAAGTTAATGATGGTGGTCACACCTTCGGAACTTACAGTCGTGATTACCCCGATGCACCGGATATTAACGAAGTTGAATGGGGCGGCGGCGGACTTCCTGGAAGTCCATGGACACCGAACCCGGTTTCCCCCGGTCCTGGAAGCATCAATGCTTCAGACCAGGCCGATCCTCCAGACGGGTGGGGCCAAACTCCCCCCGAACAATGGGGTACGGGTGTTGGGTCGCAGCTGCAGCCCAGCGAAAGTTCCACGCAACAGTCAGGCGGAGTTCTTGGTGACTACGTCATGGGTAAGGCGTGGGGCGCTAGCTCTTAATGGGTGTTGGTCCTACCGACCCTGACAGTCCCATAAGCCTCGGCCGTAGGTCAGGTATGAATCTCGATTATCGGGATGACCTGGGTTACGGCCGGAGTTCTGCGAAATATCATGAACCACGAGTCAAGGCATCAAGCTATCCCTATACCGAAGAAGATCCATATGATGATGTTGATCTTGGGTTAGAGATTGATGTCTTACAACATATTATCAATAAGATCGCTACACCGTACAAAACCGATGATTCGCTAATAGGTCGTTCAGCAGACCATAATGCGAAAGTTGATGGTAATAAACCTATTTTGTCATTGGGCGAAATGGCTGTCGCAAAAGGCATGGTACCATTCCCATCTATGTACAAAAAGAGAATTCAAGTGGGTGGCGGAGCCGGCGGCGGATCAATGCAGTATACAAGAGGTGACGCTAAGCCTAAGATTGGTTCTTGGCTTGGGTGGGCTCATTCGCCAGAAGAAGTGGGCGGGCCGGAAGGTGTTGACATTACATTCGACGAGTATATTGATGACGAAGAGGATGCGAACATTCTCAAGCTTAGAAAGGTTGTGAGAGGGATATTAGATCAACAAGAATGAATAGAAAACTACAAATGGTAAGTAATCTCTATTTGTTCGGGATATTTAAGTCTAAGTGCACACAAATAAGGTGGATTCATGTCGACAAATCTTTATAGAGAGGCGATAGCAGAGGCACAGCAATTAAAATTGCTGGCTGAGCAGAATGCCAAGAATAAAATCATCGAAGCACTCACCCCCCGAATTCAGGCGATGGTTGAGTCTCAATTATTATCAGAACAGGAAGAGATTCAGCTCGTTGATGTTGAAGCCCCTGTAGCAGAACTAGTTCCAGATGAGCTACTAGATGACGAAGCGGATGAAGAAGCTTCCATTATAGTTAACGCGCAAGGTGATGTGAACCTATCTGTGTCTGAAAGTCTTCCTAAAATTAGGAAAAACCTGAGAAATCAAAAAGCTCAGATTACAAACTCTGTGTCTTCCGATCAAAATAAGCTAGCCGAAAGAATTGCAAAGCTTCGAGGGAAGGTTAGGAGAATGGATGCCTTGCTGTCAGAAGTAAATGCGAGCGCATTATCGAGGCAGCAAAAGTCTGTAATTAAAAAGTCATATCAAAAACTTCTAGGCGAAGCCATAACTTTACGTTCAGAGGTAATAGTTAGTTCTAGCAACAAGAGTCAGGGCAACCGCTTAGCGATATTCGAAACATTAAAGGAGATGAATATAATGACTACCAAACGCAGCCGCGCCATCTTCAACCAACTTTTTGAAGCTGGCTACGGCGAATTAGATGAAATGGAATTGGTCCTCACCGACGACGACCTAGAAGCCCTTGGTGTTGAAGATGCCGAGGCCGCTGATGTTGAGGCCTTAGATATTGAGGTCGCAAGTGATCTTGGCGAAGAAGAAGCTGAAGGCGAGGAAGAAGAAGCCGAAGGTGAAGAGGAAGAAGCTGAAGGCGAGGGAGAAGAGGAAGAAGTTGCTCTTGACCTTGGTGAGGTTTTTGAGATTGACCCCCGTATGTTAAAAATGGAGCTTCGCAAGCTTCGTAGAATGCGTGAAGCAACCGAGGGTAGCACGGAAGCTACCGATCAGGCCGATGCGTTTGGTGGTGGAGAAGTGGAAGATGAGTCTTTTATCGACGTCGATGAAGAAGATCTTCTAAATGCCCTCGCTGACGAACTCGGCGATCCCGGAGTTCCTACTCCAACAGTTGAATCCCGCCGTCGTGCCCGCCGCCGCCGAGTCTCTGAGACCCGTCGCAGTCGCCGCACTTCAAAAAGAGGCTCCGCTACAGTCCGCGAAAACCGCGCCCTGAAGCAGCAGCTTACTGAAATGAATCTTTTTAACGCAAAACTGCTTTATGTGAACAAACTGATGCAAAATCGTAATGTAAGTTCTAAGCAGCAGCGTGCCATAGTCGAGGCTTTAGATAATGCCAAGACAATCCGTGAGGCAAAGCTGGTATACGAAAGTATTACTCGTTCGCTAAACAAGAAGTCCCTCTCTGAGGGCAAGAGAAGAGTTCTTGGATCTTCTAGCAAGCCGACTCGTAGAGGTAGCTCTACAGTAAATGAGTCGACACAGACAGATCGTTGGGCGAAGCTCGCTGGTATTACAAACAAATAGACGCTAAATTCTTAAAGGAGAAAAAAGAAAATGTCCAAGAAGTTTACACTTGACCAACTGACGGAAGGTATTCGTCAGCGTCACCAAGGCGACTCTAACAAGCGCCTGACAGAAAAGTGGAGCAGGACTGGTCTTCTTAGAGGTCTCGAGAGCGTCCATCGTGAAAACATGGCAACGTTGCTCGAGAACCAAGCAGGTCAGATCCTACGTGAGCAGAACACCCTTGGTGGTGGTGGTCTCACACCCGCTGCAAGCTCCGGAGATATCCGGGGTTTTACTAACATCGCTTTCCCCATTGTTCGCCGAGTCTTCGGTGGCCTTGTGGCAAACGAGTTGGTTTCCATTCAACCGATGAGCCTACCTTCCGGTCTGCTCTTCTATCTTGACTACACTTACGGTTCAAACGTCGGTGGTACTGTTGACGGTTCCCTAGGGTCCGCCACCAAGAACATCTACGATGCCGGTCAGTCAATTTATAATAACCCCGCAGGTAAGGGCATTCAGTCTGGTTCACTCGGCGCCGGTGGTCAGTATGACCTCGCTGGTTCCGGTTATTCCAGAGTCCATACCGGTTCTAATCTCGCACTTGGCACATCTGCCATGTTCGCTCTTGGTACCAATGCTGCACAGACTCGTACAACCACCATCAGTTCTGGTGTAGGTTCTACTGGTGCTGACGGCCGGTTCCTACAGTTCGATCCTCAGGTAACGCAGAAGATAGACGATGATAGCAATGGCTACTTCTTCTTGACTGTTGACCTTGGTGTGCTTGGTTCAGACTTTGACGTTACAGCTGTTAAGGAAGCTGCGCTTGTATTAACAGGTTCGTCTCTTAACGCTAGTTCAGTCATGGCGGTTCCTGGTGAGACATTCCAGGGTGGTAAGGGTGTATATAACATCCGTCGTCTTAACCAACTTGTTAAGTCTGGTTCTGCACTAGGTGCGATTTCACCGGATCCGATGGCAACTGCACAGAAGGCGGGTTCCGCTCTTCTCATGGTTATGTCTGGAACGGCTCTCGCAAGTGGAGACCTCGCAAGTTTCCGTTTGAGTTATCCCAAGACGAACACACTGAACGTTAACTCTTCCAACGCTGACACTCTTGTTGTCCCCGTTTTTGAGTCTAACTTTAGCACTGGTACACCCGCTCCCGCCATTCCTGAGATTGACATTAAGATCGAGGCTATCTCGGTTGTCGCTCAGACTCGGAAGTTGCGTGCACGTTGGTCCCCAGAACTCGCACAGGATTTGAACGCCTACCACAGCTTGGATGCTGAGGTTGAGCTTACTCAGATTCTCTCTGAGCAGATTGCTCTTGAGATTGACCGCGAGATCCTGAATGACCTCCTCATGCAGGCTGACACAAACTACTACTGGAGCCGTAAGCCCGGTGACTTCGTTAATAAGAAGTCTGGTGCTTCTGCTGTCAAGGCCTCCTCCCTCGCGGGTGGTCCAGCCTTTACCGGTACAGTTCGTGAGTGGTACGAGACTCTCGTTGAGACCATCATTGATGTCGCAAATGAGATTCACCGCTTGACTCTTCGTGGGTCCGCCAACTTTATCGTCGTTAGCCCCGACGTTGCAACAGTCCTTGAGGCCTCCGTGCTTTACAAGCCTGTTTACAGCATCGACGGTGACGGTCAGGTTGCGCCCGGTATGAGTCTTGGTGCCGAGAAGGTTGGTACACTGAGCAACCGTTTCACAGTCTATAAGGACCCCTACTTCCCACGCAACAAGATTCTTGTTGGGTACAAGGGCGGTAGCTACCTTGAGACCGGTTACGTATACGCTCCTTACGTGCCACTGATCGTTACGCCTACTATCTTCGCTCCCGAAGACTTCACACCCCGCAAGGGCGTGATGACTCGGTACGGCAAGAAGATGGTGCGTTCCGACTTCTACGGTACAGTAACGTGCATGGGTATGGACGTCATCTAATCTGATTAGACGAAGTCATTAATATTCAGGGGCGGTCCTTTCGGGGTCCGCCCCTTTTATTTTGGTAATTCGAATGCTTGTGCTATACTTAATGATAAGCCCCTGGCATGGACATAAGGCGGACCCCACACGCTAGCTAGGGAATCATGTGGACAAGTAACTCTATAATAAAAAAAGGAGAAAATTATGCCAAAAATACTAGTAACAGGTGCAAAAGGTTTGTACCAAAAGGGTGGAACAACTGGTGCAACGGGTACGGCCGGAACACTCTCGGGTCACCGTTCAATGGTTGAAACAATAACAGCCTCTAAGACACTGGACGCAGAAGACAGTGGAAAAGTTTTCCTCGTCGGCACAGACGCTCTAACTATAACACTTCCTGCTACCAAGTCTGGACTGACTTATACTTTCATTAACACCGGCGCTGATGAAGCAGTGCTTATTACAATCAGTCCCAACGCTAGCGATGCGATTGAGGGAACTATTGCAAATGCTGCTGCCGATTCAGTATGCACCGGCACCGATGACGGTGATCTTACTAACACTAAGGCAACCGCCAACAAGGGGGACCGCGTCACGTTAGTGGGAGACGGCTCTGCCGGATGGTATATCGTTGAGGGTGTAGGTATCTGGGTTGGCGCCTGATACGTAGATCTATATTCTAAAAATGCCGTCCTTTGGGCGGCATTTTTTTACTTCTGACTCTGCCTTATTAAATTAAGCGAGTATATAGGAGGCCCCAACAATGGCAGCATCAACAACAAAGACAAGTACTAGTACAAAGAAAACCCCAGCAAAGGCACCTGCGACAGAGACAGCCCCAGCGACAGAGACAGGCGCATCAGCAGCTGAACTCGCCGCGGCACAAAAAGAAATCGCAGCGCTGAAAGGGCAGCTGGCTGAAATGTCCGCTGCTGATGAACCCGATCCCGGTCCGCCCACGTTATCACAGATGGTCGCAGGATGTGAGACAGCAGATGAGAGCATGGCTCTTTTGGCTGGTCATATCGAGACGCAGACAAGAAGATCTGATAAAATGGTTGCTTTATTTAAGCGGCTGTGGGGTGAAGGACCCCTGGAAGACTTTGGCATCTTCTAAGTAAGAAGCCAACTTTTTCAAGAAAGTTAAGAAAGACATTTCACGCCCTACTTAATAGTTATCATTAGGGTGTGATATGTCTTCTTTTGCTTATACCAAAAATCCAACTCCGTTTAGTTTCTTCGATACTGATACAGATTTTCAGCAAGAAGCTGATGCTGTAGTTTCCTTTGTTAAGAGGAAATTAGGTGATGATATTCTAAGCGTTGAGTTGACAAAGAAACAGATGTGGGCTTGTCTAGAAGAGTCATTCCTAGAATACGGTCGCATAATCAATCAAGCAGACGCTAAATCTCAATTAAGCAATCTTTTAGGGTACGCCACCGGAAGTAACAAGACCGGCCTTTTCCCCAAGCAGAATCTTGAATTTTTGCTCCGAATGGCAGAACCTTATTCTATGGAGGCTGGTATTGGAGGTTCTTATAACGAGGTTTCCGGCTCGATTCAGCTTGCATATAAGAAGCAAGACTACAACATCTACAATAGTCTGAAAGACTCTGCTGGGAATCTTATCGTCTCAAGCAGTAAAAATTCTCCCCGAACGAAGATGAGGATTAAAGAAGTATTTCACTTCAGTCCGCAAGCTGCGTATAGGTTTTTTGATACCACATCAGCTGTCAATTATCTTAATAACGAATTTAGCTTTGAGTCTTTTACACCAGAGACTATTTTTTACGTTCTTCCGGTTTTCGAAGATGTTTTAAGAGCTGGTCAAATGGACATTTCTAATCGTGTTAGGAAATCGAATTATTCTTATCGAGTGATTGGTGAGAATATTCGTATTTATCCAATGCCAACTCAAACAACTGGTTCTAGCGCGATGAAATTATGGATACGAGTTGCGTTTGCTCCCGACCCGTACGACCCAGACATTAAAGATGACACGATTTATGGCGTCTCTAATTTGTCGAATGTTCCGTTCGGTCGCATGAAATATAGCAAAACAAATTCTGTTGGCAGACAATGGATTCGTCAGTACTGTCTTGCATTATGTACAGAATTATTGGGCGCAGTCCGTTCAAAGTTTGCTACGGTCCCTATCCCGTCTGGCGATCTGCAGTTAAATGGCTCAGATTTGGTGTCACAGGGAAGAGAAGACCAGACACGTTTAAGAGACCAGTTGGTTGAGCTGTTAGATAGTTTAACATACAGCGCATTGCTTGAGGGTCAAGCAACAGACGCAGAAAATATCATGAGGGCGTTAAAGCACATGCCGATGCCGCTAGGCAAATCAATAATCATAAAGTGAGTAGTATAAGATGGCACGACTTTTCATAACTCCTCGAGAGCAAGACCTGATATCAGATATTACAAAAGAGCTGATAAAAGACGTTGTCGGTCAAAAGATATACTACTACTCTATTCGCACCGACGTTACTAAGATTCACGATATATACGAAGAAGCAGTAGACAAATATTTCAATCCACCGATCGAGATTGACGCGCAGGTAGCTTGGGAACCCCAAGCAGTATCAACCGGTCGATTTGGGAGTGAAAATCTTTATACAACAGAAGCATATCTGCACTACAAAGATTTGATCGACAAAGACATTGATGTTCAGGAGGGTGATTATTTTTCATACGGTGAAACATTCTTCGAAATTACTTCAATCACATGGCAGTCCAATATTTATGGCGAGATTGAATATATGACTGGGGTGAAGCTGCTTGGGAAGCAAGCCAGAAAAGGTCTTATTGATAAGGAACCACACGGCCCGACAGATGAGGGATATTATCCTGGAGATCCAGATGCGATTCAGAGAACGTTTATTCAGCAGAGGGGCTTCGCTGAAATTGATGGAGAAGCGACAGGAGACACCAGGGCTTTGATTGAGCAGGGAAAACTCCAATTACCACCCGAACCGGCACCGGCTGAGGTTTCTCCAGAGGGATCCCCCGGTGAAATAAGTTCTTCATTCTACGACGAGAGTTAATATGGCAACACGATATTCTATAACCAAGGGTGCGTACGAGAGAGTTGAAACTGGCTACACGAATGAGGATGTTGCCGATGATTTCTTTATGCCGTCATGTACGATCGAAGATGTAGATAGAGGAGTTTTTAATCTCTTCAATAAAGAGCTTCCATTATTTTATAAGCGCAAAGACCAGCTTAAACGAGTTCCAGTTATTTTCGCAACAGGTGAACGTTTTGCGTTATTAGCTAGAAATAGGCCCCTTAGAGATAAGGCTGGTGCATTGATACTACCACTCATATCTGTGATTAGAACTGGTATCGATCAAGAAAGTGCAAAGGGAGCCGCACAATTTCAGGGTGGACCGATAACAGTAAAAGTTAGGTTAAGCAAAGACGATTTAAGATATCAGCGTCTTAAAAATAATCATCTATTTAAGAATTCGGATGAAATAGTTATTAGTGCATACGATAAACTTGCTGATGGAGACGGTGGCGGAACTACAGGCGGCCGCCTGGCTACAAGAAGAGCAGCTCCACCTGTTTCTGTATCTAGTCGTCTTGGGACTGTATTAACGCCGTCAATATCAAGTAACCTAATCGAAACCATTCAAATTCCACCGATCAAGCAATACACGGCATCATATGAAATAACTTTCTGGACACAGTACACGCAAGAAATGAATTCTCTCATTAATGTAATGATGAACGGATATGTCGAAAATAGAAGAAGAACATTCGTGATTGAGACTGAAGACGGCTATCGATTTACTGCATTTGTCGACGCCGCGTTAACACCGCAGAATAATTTTGATGATTTTACAGACGTAGAAAGATTAGTCAAGTATAGCTTCTCGATGAGCGTTGCTGCTTATATGGTGGCTGCCCAAGAGCCCGGCATGCCCGTGCCATTCAGGCGAACCGTTTCGTCTCCAGACGTTTCGTTCGACGCTTCTCAAACCATCGGTGGTGTTCCTACTGGTCCCCCACCCGCTGGAATTCCTTCCGGAAACCCTGCTGACTGGATTTTAACAGACATCATGCCTTTAGATGAGGGAGTGCCCCCAGCGGGAATTGGCGTAGGAACCGGAATAATTACTGGCTTTCCAGGTACTCCCACATTAGAGATCGGAGGACAGTCTGCAGCCAATATTGCTGGCTCAACGAGTTTAACGCGTCCGACGACTATAATTACAAATATCAACCCTTTTACAGGGGAGAAGGAGCACATCGAAATTATAATTTCTAGTGCAGACCCGAAGAACGGAGAGGCTGTTTTTAAGTTTAGTAAGAAGTCCCCAAGTGGCATTGCTATTGATCTTGGAAAACTCCTTAAAGATTGATAGGTCGATATAAGACATTTAGGCATCGTACGAAATAGTTATTTGTGACAAAGAAGATCCAGGAGACCCAACTCATGGCAGAGCAAACATTTAGATCCCCAGGTTTTTTCGAGCGTGAAATTGACGCTACAGCGAGAACAACCGAAATAGTAGGTGTACCAGCAGGTGTTGTTGGTACAGCAGAAAAAGGTCCTGCCTTCGTACCAGTAACGGTAGGGAGCATGACTGACTTCATTAACAAGTTTGGTGATATTGATACGAACAGATTCGGTCCATACGCAGTCCAGGCTTTCTTGAGCAACAAGACTGCCCTAACATACATGAGAGTGTTGGGCGCTGGCGCTAATGAAACAACTACCGATCTTAACAATACCCTCAAGTATGGAACAGTAAAGAACGCAGGGTTTAAGATAGCACCCAAGCTTTCTCAATGGAACATTGACAAACTTGGAGCAGTTACAGACGGACAATATTCAGATAGTTGTGTCCAATTCCTTGTTGCGAGGCACTACGTATCAGCATCAGCTGACTATTCCTTCCCACAGTTCGTGGATAACCCATCATTCAATTCGAGCGGTGGAGACACAGTAAACCTTGTTCGAGCAGTCATGTTCACCGCGTCTGGTAGCCGGATGCAGATTATGGATGTACCGAATACTTCGAATACAGCAGAGGCCTGGTCTAACACGCTTGATTCTCTTGCCAGAGTTCAGAGATCTACGAACAACAAGTATTTTGGGCTGGTCGTTTCTTCCTCACGAGGCGGAGCTTACACAAACGAAATTAATAGTCTTCCTGGTGTTCGAATCATGACAGCATCGCTTGATCCTTCTGATGAAGCGTATATTACAAATGTCCTGAATACCGATCCCCTTAAGTTTTATGAGCACCAGCATCTGCTGTATCTTGACTTTGCTGTTGAAGATGAGCTAGCTAGTATCGATCAAAGTTCAAGTCCGGATGTGTATCCCGTTGGATTACTTTCTGGTTCTACCTCTAATCTGGCGAATGCGCTAGCCGGCGCCGATAGATATGCACTATCTTCATTCGGCCGCTTTGACACGAGATACGCCACAGCACGAACACCCCAGATATTCTCGCAGCCTTACGGTGGGCAAGAATACGCTCTTATGTACTTTGAGTCTCTTTCCGATGGAACATATGGAAATGATAAGGTAAAGATCACCATTGGTAACCTGCGGGCTTCCACGAATGACAATTATCCTTATCCTGAGTTTGAAGTCCAGGTACGAAGATTTGATGATTCCGACTTACAGCCTCAGGTTTTAGAGACGTATCCCGCGTGTAATCTTGATCCTTCATCCGAGAACTTCGTTGCAAGAAAAATTGGCGATTACAAAGCTCGTTATAACTTTGACGCTGATAATGACGCTGAAAAGAGAATTGTCGTAACAGGTCGTTATCCCAATCTTTCAAACTTCGTTAGAGTTGTGATCGCTGATAAGGTCTACAAGCGTGATGTTCCAAAGAACGCATGTCCTTTCGGCTTCAATGGTGTACCAGTTATTAAGACAAATGATACCTTGACTGATGGTCTTTCTCGACTTGAGGTTAATGGCGTCATATATGGTAACACAAAAACAACAGACGCCTCTGCTGCTGACCCCAACCCTGGACGACTTTGGGGTGACGGGGTTCGCTCCCCATTAACGGGATCGATTGTTCCTCCACTGCCGTATCGCTTTAAGCTTACACGTGGAGCTGTAAAGAACAATTACTCTGGGTTCAGTGGCGACCCCAGCTCTACGGAAATTGTTGATAAACGATTGAACTGGGGTGTTAAGTGGTCTAGATGTCCAGAGACTGGAAGCATGACTAATGCTAATCTTGATGTTAACGCTTCGTCGATCCCTAACCCGTTGATTAAGTCATACGGTAAGTTCCAGGGCATCATGAAGTTGGATACGTTGGTTTCTGGTTCTGGGGCCGATGCGTTCAATGGTAATAAGTTCACGCTCGCAAGAGTTGCTCTGGCAGAGATTGGCTCTAATGCCGCAACACTTCTCCAATATATAACTGCTTCTGCTACCGATAGCATCAAGGAAGCTTGCTACTTAAGAGAAGCTGTTCCCGATTCTCAGAATTATTCTATTCTAGATCCTGATAAGTCGAATTACTATCGCGTTTCACTTGCGACCCTAATTCAGTCTAGCTCGGTTAAGTTCAACAGGTTTACTTCGTATACTGCGTTCAACGTTCCGTTCTACGGCGGATTTGATGGTGTGAATATTCTTGATAAAGACATGTACTATATGACAGATAGGGCCAGCTCCACCGACGCTAGCTCTGGTGGTCTTACTGGAAAGGCTTCTGATGAGTTCAAGGCCTCTACAATCGGAATGGCATCTAACCCAGCTGGTGATGGTCGACTTAACAATAGCATCGCTGCATATCGTAAAGCTGCCGAGATTATGACGGACGCTACGACTACTAGAATTAATATTCTTGCGATTCCTGGAATCAGAGATTCATTCGTTACAGATTGGGCGGCTGAGAAGACTAGAGACTATTCTATGGCGATGTATGTTATGGATATTCCTGCATGGACAGAGAGCGAAACACGCCTCTTCGGTATGGAAGATAGTTCATTGATCGCTAGCGCGTCTTACTCTGTACCTGATGTTAGAGAAACAGCAGAACAGTTCGAGAGCAGAGTGTTCGACAACAACTACACTGCGACATACTTCCCTGACGTCTTTATTACAGACTCTAATACAAACTCGAAGGTTCAGGTTCCCGCTTCCGTCGCGGTTATGCAGGCGCTTGGATATAACGATAAGGTAGCTTATCCATGGTTCGCACCCGCCGGCTTCAATCGAGGCGGTCTAGGGATTGTAAGTAATACTGAGGTAAGACTTTCAGCGGCTGACAGAGATGATCTTTATGATGCACGAATTAATCCGATTGCTAACTTCTCGGATGGAAGCTTCGTTATCTTTGGTCAGAAGACATGTCAAATGGCGAAGTCTGCTCTTGACAGAGTGAATGTTAGAAGAATGCTACTTGAAGTCAAGAGACAAGTTGTGGGCGTTGCAGACAGATTATTGTTTGAGCCCAACACAGATGCTACAAGGGCACGTTTTATCAATCAAGTTACTCCGCTACTTGCCACGATCCAATCACAACAAGGGATTGAATCCTTCCAGGTGGTCATGGATGGTTCAAATAATTCAGTGGAAGATGTTGAGAACAATCGCTTGAATGGTCGCATCGTCGTCGTACCGACAAGAGCAATCGAATTTATTGCGATTGATTTTATCATAACAAACAGCGGCGTATCGTTTGACTAATATAGTTAGGAAAAGAATACAGGAGATTATTTCAAATGGCTGAACTTACATTTAAGAGCCCGGGCGTTTCTACCAGAGAAATAGACCTTTCCGGTCCAACATCAGTGGGACCCTCGGGAACACCTGCCGGAGTCATTGGCATGGCTGATCAGGGACGTGCTTTCGTTCCGATTACAATGGCAACTTTTGCCGATTTTATTGCTGAATTCGGCAATACAGACGGTACAAAATTTGGGCCGATGGCTATGAGGCAATGGCTGACATATGCTCAGGCTGGAACCTACTTGCGTACGCTTGGTATCGGTGACGGTAAGAAGCGTAATACAAACGGTTCTGTTACTAATGCCGGCTTCACCGTCGGTCAGCAGCTGCCAAAGGCGAATGGAATCCTTGGACAAAATGCTTTTGCTGGAACAGCACCAGCGGCGACGCAGAACGGCGGCTTGGGAAGAACTTCGTTCCTCGCGGTTTGTATGGCAGAACAGAACAGTTCGGGCCTCTTCACAAACGCTGGTCTTAAGGCATCACAACCCGTCCTTCGAGGGGTCCTTATGGCTCCTTCTGGAGTACTACCAGCGTTAAGCGCTTCAAGAGCGACAACAACTGGTTTTCATGGCGGCGGAAATTTCAGTGGTAATAACACTCCGCTTGGATCTCCTACGGCTCTTAATTACGCTTGCAGAGAATCATTCGGTTCCGCGGCAGGAGACGATGCGGGTTCAACTCTGGGTGCTGTTGATATCGCTGGTGGAAAGCAGGAGTTTGTGCTTCTATTAAATGGTCATACTCACACTGATTCATATCCTACAGTAATAACTGCGTCTTTTGATCCTCTTGCCCCCAACTATTTTGCGAACGTATTAAATACTGATCCGACGTTATCCCAGAAAGCTGGTCACCTTCTATACGCTCACTACGACATCTTCCCCAACATGGCAGTCCCGACAGGTTCGGCGCTAATGTCCTACAATTACAACCCCACCGTTAATGGAACTATTGCTGGGAAGAGTATAAAGTATGAAGATATCGCATTCCTCGTAACTTCGTCAGCAGGACGTGGAGCTGGGTCTGCAACGATCCCTGACTTTGAAGGGTTTAGTGATCGTTTCCGGACTGCTAAGACTCCGAAGGTTATATCTCAAGCGTTCGGTGGTAAGCCGAAGGACCTATTTTCTGTGCACTGCCTTGATGATGGTGCGATAGGAAATAAGAGAATTAAGATCTCTATTGAGAATATCGTCAAGTCTACCAACATTAACAACAAATTTGGAACGTTCGATCTACTTGTACGTGACTATAACGACACAGACGACCTTCCACAAGTTATTGAGAAGTTCCCCAAGCTTTCTCTTAATCCTCTAGATGAGAGGTATGTCGCTAGAGTGATCGGTGATTATTATCTTTTCTACGATTTCGACAAGCGTGCCGGTTCACAGAAGCTCGTTGTTGAGGGATCATACCCCAATAAGTCTAACTACATCCGAATCGATCCAGTTGATGCTCTTGATAAGGGACAGATTCCAGCGACTGCTCTCCCATGCGGTTTCCGTGGAATTCAACACTTGGTCACATCGGCTTCTGCAATCTTCAAGGTAGACTCTGCGGACTTCGCGGTAGGAATTGGATCATATCCTTCGCTTGGTATTGTGCAGCCCCCTGTTCCATTCCGTGCTAGCGTTTCTAAGGGTGAAGCACCTAAGAAGAAACTGGCTGGTAATCTTTACTGGGGAGTTCAGTTTGAAAAGAAGATGCGCGTCGCAACTCCGAATGAGAGTACAGTGAACGATGCTCAGATGGATTCATTCTCGAAGTACTTCCCCAACTATCACCAGACTTATCGTCCTGCGATGGTCGGAGACAATGCTGGAACAGCTGATAGCGGTGGCACCATTCTTGACTCTGATAGATTCAACAACAATAAGTTTACCTTAGAGAATATCCAGGTTATTACCACCACGTCTGACCAAGCTGATGCGAATCAGTGGGCAGCTGCTACCTACAAGAGAACGGGTGTGGCCGCCAGCACGATGAATGATATTGACGGAAGCTCTTCGTCTTCTACAAGGTTGCTTTCTGTATCGAAGGACTTCGGTCTATCCTCAGCAAGAAGATTCTTGAAATATACGTTTATCGCTCAGGGCGGTTTCGATGGGTTGAATATCCTCGATAAAGAAAAGGCAACAATGTCTTCAACTGCCTGCAAGAGAGAGATGGACGATTCCAACCAGGGCGAGACAAATGGACCTACAGTTGCAGCGTATCGTAAGGCTCTAGACATCCTTGAAGAGCGCTCAGACGTGAATATCCAGCTTCTTGCTATTCCAGGTATCCGTCATTCGTCTGTTACTGATTACGCGATTACGACTGTTGAGGATCGCTTTGATGCGATGTATCTAATGGATATTGAAGCGCAGAATAATCTAGGTAATATTGTGACTGGTTCTTCCGACCTGATTAGCGTGACAAATACTGTGACTGCATTCACGAGTAGAAACTTGGATTCTTCATTCGCAGCAGCGTACTTTCCTGATGTACTGATGACAGAGGTTGCAACCGGACAGACTGTTGTTGCACCCCCAAGTGTTGCGGTTCTCGGGGCATTTGGTCTCAATGATCAGGTTGCGTATCCTTGGTTTGCCCCCGCTGGCTTCACCCGAGGAGCACTAAAGAATGTTACCGAAAGTCAAGTAAAGCTTAATAGGACTAACCTCGACGCTCTTTATGATGCTGATATCAATCCTATCACAGCGTTCCCACAATCTAAGGAAGTTATGGTATTCGGCCAGAAAACATTACTCGCCGCGCAGAGCGCGTTGGACCGAGTTAATGTTCGAAGACTACTCATCGACATTCGTCGTCAGGTAAGAGCGATTGGAAACACATTCCTCTTCGAGCCGAATAGAGAAGCTACCCTAGCAAGATTCTCAGCTGCTGTTAATCCAATATTAGGTAGAATTCAGCAGCAGCAGGGCCTTGAAAGATTCAAGGTGCAGATTGATGCAACCACAACCACCCAGGCTGACGTGGAAAATAACACGGTACGAGGTAAGATCTTCTTACAGCCTGTTCGTTCAGTCGAGTTTATATCACTAGATTTTGTGGTAACTAACGCCGGTATGGACATTTAATCCAAGAACTATATAGTTAGATAAGAACAAGGAGTAAGATAAAATGCCAGAAACACTATCAGTTACCGATATGTTGCCGAACAAGTTTGAGCCCAAAAGAAAATTCAGATGGGTGTTCGCAATCGAAGGTATTGACGCATTTTTGATCAAGACGGCCGCTCGTCCCACAATGAACACCGCTGAGGTTGAAATTCCCTTTATTAACTCTACCCGCTTTATTGCAGGTAAGACGAAGTTCGACGCTCTGTCAGTAACACTACACGATCCTATTGCTCCTTCGGGCGCACAGCAGGTCATGGAATGGGTTCGTACCCACTATGAGTCTGTATCAGGTCGCGGTGGTTATGCTGACTTTTACAAGCGCGACTGCCAGTTAAAGCTTCTCGATCCCGTAGGGACCGTGGTAGAACTCTGGGATATGAAGGGTTGTTTCCTCACATCAGCCGGTTTCGGTGATTTGGATTACGGCTCGGAAGACCCTGCTGAAATTGCATTGTCAATCCGTTTTGATAATTGCGTGCTTCAATACTGATCATTACATTTACTTCCTATTAAAGAGCGCGGTTTACCGCGCTCTTTTTTTATGTGGTTTGTTTTACACCCCACCTCCCCGGTTTAAGATAATCATAATGTTGGAAACTAATATGAGGTGTACGTATGTCAACTGAAAAAGGTGGTCCCACCGAACGAAGTGAAATATTTGGTTCGATGAAAGAGCACATGCCAGCCAGAAATGTTATGAAAGATGATTTTGGCTTTGAAATTCCTGTAGAGACGGTACCGCTACCGTCGGGTGGAAAGTGTTATGATGCTGATCACCCCCTCTCCGGAAAAAATACTGTTGAGATTCGAGCGATGACGGCTCGAGAAGAAGATATTCTTACTTCAAAAGCCCTAATCAAGAAAGGGACAGTAATAAGTCATCTCATCAAGTCGTGTATGATTGATAAGAGAGTCGATCCAGACTCAATGCTCGCTGGGGATAGAAATGCCCTGATGGTTGCTCTACGTGTGACAGGCTACGGCGCTGATTATAACGTAGAGGTTGATTGTCCAGCATGCAGTGAGCGCTCAAAGCAATCTTTTAATCTGGGTGAACTTCCGATTAAGCGGTTGGAAATTGATCCAATTACAAATGGAACGAATATTTTTGAGGTTAAGCTTCCTGTGACTAAAGCGAAGTGCCGTTTTAAGCTTCTTACTGGTACTGATGAACAAGATATTATGACGGCGTCAGAGCGCCGTAAGAAGCAGGGACAACGTTCAGAGAATCTTGTAACACAAAGATTGAGATACTCCATTGTCGCTGTAAATGGCGTGACAGATCGCACGAAGCTCGATATGTTCGCCTCTAGTCTGCCCGCAAGAGATTCGTTGTTTTTGCGCAAGCATATTGATAAAAACGAGCCGGGTATAGATATGAAGGCCTGGATGGATTGTCCAGCATGTCTAGAGCACTCGGAGGTTAGACTGCCCCTGGGGGCGGCGTTTTTTTGGCCTGACTCATAGTACAAAAGAGTTCTATTTAGAGCAGATATTTCTGCTGATGTACTATATGGGCTTCTCGTATATAGAAGCCTACAACGTCCCCGTGTGGATTCGACATTGGTTCATTCGGCGACTCAACGATGAGATAAAGAAATCTAACAAGAACCAATCAACCCACGCGGCACACCAAAATTCCCCTGACGCAAGAGCGATGATGGGAAGATATAGGTCACAAGTTCCAGCAAAATTACGTAGATTCACATAGTTATCTTAGAGGTGTTGGAAATGAATGCAGCTAAAAGACAGTTTCTAAAAGATTGCGCCAGATACATCAGCGGTGAAATCGCTGAAATAAAATTGAGCGGATCTGAAAAAACGATTGATTTGTTCGCGCGGACGCTAAGAGAGTCTAGAGCGCTTTATGTGGTTCTCGAGACGAAGAAGAATATAAGCGATGTTATTCCCGTCTTAGAGTCGAAGAAAAAAGCTGCAAAACTTCTACATGCGAAGACAGGGTTTGTTTGGCCCTTCTAATATCAATTTATTGTTTGTAGAATTCTGTTTACCATATTTAGTGTATGCAATGGTATACAGGGTGGTTTGTTAGATGCCTGACTCAAAAGAGCTACAGAACCAATTAGGAATCCAGCAGCAGATCAATAAACTGCTGAATGAGCGCGCTGCGCTGATGGATGCCCAAGCGAAAAAGCTGACCAGCCAAACGCAGCTAGCAATACAATTGTGCAAAGCTTTAGAGTGCAAAGATTTAGACCAGGTCGCCGCAAGGCTCGACGAAATAAATAGCGGTCTTCAAGATGCTGCCTCAAATGCACAAGCCGCAGCAGACGGTCAGCGAGACGTCGCCGGCGCTATAGATGAAGCTGGGGGCGCCGCCGATGGGACTACCAAAAGCTTTGGCGAAATGGTCAAGGAGATCAAGACAGCAGACGTTGCTGCCGCATCGGCTGCTAGCGGAATAATCAAAGGATTCAATAGCGCCAAGGCAACGCTAACCATGGTTGTGGGTACGTTAAGTTCCATGGCTAGTGGATTCATGAGTGTTGGTACAGCGATTATTTCGATGCCATTCAAGATGCTTGGCGGCTTGGTGGATATGGCGACGACCGGCGGCGGCGGAGTTAGCGCACTAACTCAAGCTATGGAAAAACTCAGGGGTGAGTTCGGTTCGTTAGCGTCTAATGAGGGTAAGGCCATAATGGATGGCTTTGATGACCTTACGTCATCGACTGGTGCCCTCGCGCAGACCGGCCTTAGTGTTAGTGAGGTTTTTGGTCGGGGAAGCGCTGGGATGGCAGCAGCACTAGAGGCTGTTGCTGAAGTCGCTAGAGCAGCTGGGGCTGCATTCAGTATGCTTTCAGATTCCATTGCTGAAAATGCTGCGATGATGGTTACGATGAACAAGGGCTTGGGAATGACCAATGAAGCCCTTGCTGAAATGACAAGAAAAGCTCAAAACGCCGGCGAAGATGTCGGTGATATGTTAACCGCCACCGCGAGTATGGCAATTCAGATGGGCGACAAGTTTGGGGTTTCGAGCAAGATAATCGGTGCGAATATGTCTGCTCTTACTGAAGATGTTGCGAACTTCGGTAATATGAGTGTTAAGCAGCTTGGTGCAACTGCAACCTATATGGCGAAATTAGGGCTAGAGGCAAAAGACCTCCAGGGCGTTATCAGCAAGTTCGACAACTTTGAAGATGCTGCTGGTTCTGTTTCTCAATTGAACCAAGCTTTCGGAATGCAGCTTGATACTATGGAGATGATGAACGCTGAGAATCCTGCTGAGCGAATTGACATGATGCGTGATGCGTTCCACGAGGCTGGCAAGTCAGTCGAAGATATGACTCGACAAGAGAAGGCACTCCTTGCTGAGCAAATGGGTCTA